GACCTGATTTAATAGGTTTAACCCGATGCCACACATGTGAAGGAAAAACAATGAAATCTCCTTTATCTTGAATATCTTTACATATCATAGTATTTCTTTTTTTGTCTGGATCCATATTTCTAAAATCAAATTCTAATTCTCCTCCTTTATAGTCCTTCGCATCCGATAATAATAAAATAGAAGATAATTTTCTTATTTTTCCATGGGTAACACCATTGGGATTATTATAAGGCTCGGGCCAACTATCACAATGCCAGTCATAAAACTGCCCTTTACGATAATAAGTAAATTGACAAGCCTCCGAATGATCCCATCGGAAATTCCAACCAGCGCTTCGATTAGCTACTCCAATAAAAGGATGGGTTTCTTTATACAACCAATCCTCTGAGAGCCAGACTATATCTGAATTTCTTTTCTGCTTCAAAGATTTAAGTTGAGTAGGATTTAAAGTCTTGGGATCTGCATAACCCCCCGTCACAGCCATACTTTCTTTGATGGATAATCCATAACGACGTATGTCATCACAGATATGATCGGGAACTGCTTTTTTAAAAAACCAATAATAATTAGTTAAATTCATCTTTCTCCTTCTTTATAACATACTCCTATGAGTTGTCAATTTGATCTATATCAATATTAAATACTAATGAGATTCTGGCTTCTTCGGATTGATTGGATTCTACTGAATGCAATATATCAGCTGGGAAAATAATTAAATTTCCTACCGCAGCTTTAATTTTCCAGAAAGAAGAATTTTCATTAGTATGTTTAGTTGTTTTTAAGACGAAAAGGTTAGGACAACGAGTATTTAAAAAACACAAATCACCACAGTTGGGAGGTGTTTTTACATAATAAACAGCAGATAAAAATCTATGGGGATGGTTATGGGCAATATTTGAGCCCCCTTTTCTATTGATATTAATCCACGGTTTATCAAAATAAATACGGTAAGGGGTTTGAATATGTAAGGTGCTTATATACTCCTGAACACTAGGCTTAATAGCATCGAAAAACTTTTTAATGATAGGAATATCCCCACTCAAATAATCACTATGATATCCATGTCGATTACTAATACTTAATGAGGGGGTCGTTTTCTCTAGGTGCAATGAAAATTCTTCGAGTTCTTTGTTAAAAGAAAGAGAAGGATAAACACATCCAAAAGAAGAGGTAAATATAAAACCGGATGTTATGTCCATTTCGGACCCTCCAATATCGCCACGAGAGTGGTTCGGGTTCCTTCAGTGATAGGCATTACCTTATGAATAATATAAGAAGGAAAAACTACCATCACTCCAGGAGTATTAAATTCGCGAATAATTTTTTCTTCACTTCCCTGTCTCATCATAAATTCTCCTCCCTTATAGGGTGTCGAGGATAAATTTAAACAACATGTAAGTTTAGCATCAGAGCAAGCGTAAGGAGAAGCATCTATATGATAGCCATACTGTTGGCCCGGTTTATAATAATTATGAATTAAATAAGAATTATTGCGCACAGGATAAAGATGTACCCCAAAATTTTGTTCATTCATATATAGAGCTTGGTCTATAAAACCTTGTAGGAAAGATTTAGTTTTTCCCAACTCCGCCACTGATACCTGACAATCTTTTCTAGATTCTTCAGGACCTTTGGTAGTTGAAGCAGCCGAAGGTTCTAAAAAAGGTTTTAATTTTTTATTAATTCTTTTAACATTTTCAAGTGAATAAAGACGATGATACGCAAGATAATTTAAAAAAGGCATTATTTTTTTTCTTTCATCATTCTAAAATAATTATAACATATTATTTTAATGAGTCAACTCCCATAAAATATGGGACAGCTAGTAAAATTTTAATGAAAAAAATTTTAGAAAGGAATTACAAAGCAGCCTGTAGCAGGAAAAGTATGTTGAGTTTTACAACCAGGAACAGGGGCAATTGTGCCTCCGGTAATACCTGAATATGAATCTGGGTATTGAATAATTACAATACCATCTCCCCCTTTTCCATTAACTATAGGAGCACCGGGAGGGGCCGCTCCATAAGAGCCTCCACCTGCGCCACCACCTGTACCATCTACAGCGTTTACGGGAACACCTGAACCACCATAAGGGCCAGGGGCAGGATAAACATTTCCTCCTTGACCTCCACCGCCAGGGCCTGCAGCTCCTGAACTGTAAGCAGCAGATCCATTTCCGCCGCCACCGCCACCAGCTCTTACAGTACAATCTCCGGGCCATGCACTTGATCCAGCACCGCCAGCTCCTGCAGTAGTCGTAGAAGGGGCAGGACTACCTGCTGCACCGGCTCCACCGCCACCGCCGCCTGTACCACTATATGCAGTTGGGGGACCAGGAATTTGCCAGTTACTTCCTCCATCATTTCCTTCGGGAGGACTATAACCTCCAACGTTTCCTGAAAACACGGGTTGTTTAGGATAATTACCTTCTCCTCTACCACCACCCGATCCGCCTGGACCTAGGGGTTGAGGATTGGCTCCATAAATACCTGCGCCACCACCCGAAGAGGCATAAGTAGAACCCACACCACATGTATCAAAAGAAGAAGGAGATCCTTTAGCTAATCCAGGACCTTGACCTGGAGTAGTTCTTGCTCCTCCTCCAGCACCTACAGTAACTTTGTAAGTATTACCTGGTGAGATTGGAAAAGCTGTACAGAAACGATAACCGCCTGCACCTCCTCCTCCGGCTTGTAATGATCCACCGCCTCCACCACCTGCGATGACTAATAAATTAATTGAATTAAAACCAGGCAGAGAAGGCTCTGATGGCCATGTTCCAGATTTTTTATTTTGATATTGTGCTTGCATCGGCCACATGCCTGATGCGTAATCTAATTCTTTTGTAACTAAAATTCCTGGGCCACCATTACCGGCTGCATAGCAAGCGCCCGACGTTTGAGGGGCACCTCCGCCACCACCACCTGTATTATCAGTTCCCGGTAGGGCTTGACAACTCGTAGGAGCGCCATTTTTACCACCTCGTCCACCACCACCTGGGCCTCCAGCTCCACCTGGATCTCCACCTCCGGCACCACCACCTCCACCCCCATAAAGGACTGGACTGCCTGAAATACATGTTGCTAAACCATTACCACCAGCACCACCTGTTGTGGGTGGACCAGCAGATCCTGCACTACCCACACCACCAGCACCACCACCGCCTCCTCCTGATTCAGGTTGAGTACCGCCGGCTCCTCCGTTATTTCCTTGTGGGGCTCCATAAGCTGAACAAGCTGGAGGATCATTACCTGGTCCTGCTGCCTGATTATACATACCACCGCCGCCTGATCCACCAGGACCACCGACTCCAGGATTTCTTCCGCCTAAACCACCACCCGTTGCGGTTGCACAAAAAGCTACACTATCATTTCCTTTAACACCACTACAAGAAGTTGGAGTTTCACGTCCAGCGCCACCACCACCTACCGTGATTGGATAACCCGTAGCAGCACATACATTAATATGAGGAGTCCAGTTATCGGACTCAAGCATTCCTCCACCACCGCCACCACCAGCAGAATCTTTTCCTCCACCACCGCCACCAGCAACTAAAACCATTTTTAGTCGAGTAGTTCCTGATCCAGTTGTGTAGGTACCTGTAGCTGTAGTTGAAACAATTTTATTTTTTCCGAAAGAAGTTTTATTGGTTGCTCCAATGACACCACCTTGTGATCTGCCTGCTTTAGACATTTGAGTCTCCTATGCGGACACCCAAGTCAAGCCTGATGCGTCCCAATTAAATAAATTATTTTCTCGATCCGAAGCTGTCCATTTTTGACCTGCTTCATCCCAAGTGATTGAATAATGAGTTTCTGGATCTCCGTATGTCAATATAGTTGGATAAGCGACGGGTGCTTGCCAATCATCATTTGCATCTAATGCCCATGATGCATAAGGTTGTGGAGATAAAAATTTATTTTTAGCTTCATCATAAACACATCCTATTCCACAATATTGTTTTCTAAAGTTATGATTGTAAGAAGTTTGTTTCCAAACAGTAGCTTCACCAAACATGTTTTTACACCATGTTTCTCCATCGACGTGCTCGTCACCGGGAACATGTTTATTGTCGACAACAATAACTCTTTCTACTATCCAGTGTTTATCTGAAGTGAATCCTGTAGGATCTGTTTTTTGTTTTAGTTCTGCGAAATGTGCCATATTTTAATTCCTTACTATCTTATATAAAATTTTTTAATCTTTGTAAATATCTAGCTTGTCCAATTTCCAGCCAATTTATTATCATATTGTTCTTCCATTGACCATATTCCTCCAGCAACAAATGTTTTAGTTCCTTGAGGCTCTACAACAATGACTACTCCTGAACCTCCATTATTTCCTGGTTTAGGACCATCAGCGGGAGATTCTGCAGCTTGTCCACCAGCACCTCCGCCACCACCCGTGTTAACTTGGCCAGCACACCCACTTGCAAATGCAACGGGAGTCACACCTTGACATCCTGGGTAACTTGCCGATCCTTGAATTCCTCCTTGGCCGCCTCCACCTGGACCTGCATTAGGTCTCATTCCATTAGCAGCACCACCCGCTTGGCCTCCACCACCGCCACCACCAGCACGTAGTGTACAATCTCCGGGCCATGCCGAAGATCCAGTGCCTCCTGCACCACCAAAAAAAGTAGTAGGAGTATTAGCATTTCCTCCAGCGCCAGCAGCTCCACCGCCACCGCCTCCGGCTCCAGCACCTGTTCCTCCAGCACTTCCTTGACCGGGAGGACTTGCTGAACCTGGACTTCCACCTTCTCCAGCGCCACCGCCAGAGCCTCCAGCTGAATTTGAGCCTCCACCACCAGCTGATTCGAATTTTGCTCCACATCCTACTGCACATGTATTAAAACTAGATACACCACCGGCTCCTCCAGCAGCGCTTCCGGCTGATGCGCTTCCTGCTCCAGCGCCTCCTACAGTAACTTTATAAGTAGAACCATCAATAGTGTAACTTGTACAGTGCCGATAACCCCCAGCACCACCACCACCGCCTTGAACTCCATTACCGCCACCACCTCCACCAACAACTAAAATGTTAGCTGTCGTCGAACAAGCGTTTCCTCTTGTCCACGAACAACATGTTGCCGTGATAGTTGAAGTTTTAGATGATAAACTCGAAGTAACCGCGTTTGGGGGTCCGATAATTCCGCCGTTAGCCATAGAATTATATTACCTCCTTAATCGATTAGTGTTTCGTACGATATGAATAAATCCAGTTTGTTAACTGTAGAACCGCCGCCTTTAAGAATGTCTCCTTCCATTAAATAGATCGGAGTGTCTGATACTACTAAAGATGAATCTGCGGGGACTGAAATTGTTTTTGCTAAATAAACGGTTGCGTCTTGAGCGTTGGCTGTAACTCCTGCCGCGCCCGATCCTAAACCATCAATAAATAAATTTAAATCATACGCTGAAGAACCATCAACATTAGCACATACGATTCTGTTAATTTTTAAAATATAATTAGAATCAACGGTTACAAGAGTGTCTGTTAAACCTGCTGTTAAATTCCAACCTAAATTACCACCTTCAATTGTTGCGACTGATACTATATTTGGATTTGCCATATTTTAATTCCTTTGTTTGTTTTTATCCGAAAATCATTGCCATTGCAATAGCTTTTCCAGTTGATATTCCTGCCGATCCAAAAGTCACGGCTCCTGATCCATCAGTAATTAATGCTTGACCAGCACTACCATCAGCAGCGGGTAAACCATAAGCGGGTTGAGCACCTAAAACTCCTGCAGATCCTTTAGTCGAAGGAAATCCAGAAGATATAATATCTGTACCATTATGATAACATAAAACATTACCATTAGGTGGGATAACTACTCCTGTAGCTCCTGTGACTTTAAAAGTTATTGTATCGGAACCTGTTCTTGTAGTTTTATCCATTATTAAAAATGGTTTAAGAATATCTGCTGTTCCTCCAGGTGAAGAACCTGATCCTGCTTGCGCAGCAATATCGAGTACTCGGGCAGAACCTCCTGTAGTTCCAGTAAGTTCTATAATAAAAGCTCTACCATCATAAGTACCGGTAGAGGCATCAGGAATAGTTAAAGTTCTATCAGCTGTCATTGCAACAGTGATATAACCAAAAACATCTCTGAAAAAATTTAAGTTATTATTTGTAAGGGTTCCCCATGTACCGGCTTTTTCGCCAGTGGCCATTAACTGGATCCCTAAACTATTATATGATGACGCCATATTTTATATTCTCCTAATTTGGAACGTGTGTTTCAACTGTATACGACGTGTTTCCTGTTATGTCAACACCAGTATAACTAGTATTTCCTGTGATCGATTCCACTGCATAAGCTACCACATAATTTTGTCCTACACTAGCAGTTACTGATAGCCCCAAGCCAGCTAAACTAGCAATAGTTAATTGAGTAGTAGTAGGAGTTCCTAAAGCACTACTAGCTGATAAGCCTAATCCAGCTAAATTAGCAATGGTTACTGGAGAAGAAGTAAGAGTACCTAAAGCTGTTGAAGCTGATTGACCTGTTAAGGTCATTGTAGGATTAGATGTAATAGATACTGACCCTACAGCTGAGGTAGAGGATAATCCTAGACCCGCTAAACTCGCCACACTTAATTGAGTGGTAGTAGGAGTTCCTACAGTGGTGCTTGCTGATTGCCCTGATAAACCAATTGAATGATCATCAACGGACAATAATCCATATGAGGATATAAGGGCTTGTCCAGTTAAAGTAAATGTTGTGTCGGATTTTGTAGTTAATGAA